GCCCATCAAAGGTGTTGAGCCACCAGAGTGGTTCGCTGAAGAAGATCTCCCTCTCGCCACGATCATGTGGCAACTGACAACCAAAGAACTCTGCGGTCAGGGCCTGCTGTGCGTGACTGACCTCGCAGTGCTTGAGCGGTGGTGCGTGGCCTATGAGTTCTGGCGACGTGCCGTGAAAAATATTGCCATACAGGGCAACACCATCACCGGTGCAATGGGCGGCAGGGTCAAAAATCCGGAGCTGACCGCCAAAAAAGAACAGGAGTCCGAGATGAGCAGCACGGGGGCAATGCTCGGACTCGACCCCAGCAGCCGCCAGCGTCTGATTGGCCTGGCGGGGCAGAAGAAAGCCACTAACCCGTTTCTGAAAATTATCGAATCATGAGCCGGAAATCTTACCCCAACGTAAATGCTGCCAATCAGTATGCCCGTGATGTCGTGCGCGGAAAGATTGTGGCCTGCCAGTTTGTGATTCAGGCCTGCCAGCGCCATCTTGATGACCTGATGGCGGAAAAAAGTAAGTCGTTTCGTTACCGCTTCGACAAGGACCTGGCTGAACGGGCCGCGAAATTTATTCAGCTGTTGCCGCACACCAAGGGTGAGTGGGCATTCAAACGGATGCCCATCACGCTGGAGCCGTGGCAGCTATTTGTGATCTGCTGTGCGTTTGGCTGGGTCAATAAAGGCACCCGGTTGCGCCGCTTCCGGGAGGTGTATACCGAAATCCCCCGTAAGAACGGCAAATCAGCAATCTCTGCCGGTGTTGCCCTGTATTGTTTTGCCTGTGATAACGAGTTTGGCGCGGAAGTGTATTCCGGTGCCACGACAGAGAAACAGGCGTGGGAAGTCTTTCGCCCGGCGCGACTGATGTGTAAACGCACACCCATGCTGACGGAAGCGTTCGGGATTGAGGTTAACGCCTCAAACATGAACCGTCCGGAGGATGGCGCGCGGTTTGAACCGCTGATCGGCAACCCCGGTGATGGTTCATCACCCCACTGTGCCGTGGTTGATGAATATCACGAGCATGCCACCGATGCGCTTTATACCACAATGCTTACCGGGATGGGGGCGCGACGTCAGCCACTGATGTGGGCCATCACCACCGCCGGGTACAACATTGAGGGGCCGTGCTACGACAAGCGGCGGGAAGTCATCGAGATGCTCAACGGCTCGGTGCCTAACGATGAACTGCTCGGGATCATCTATACCGTTGATGAAGGTGACGACTGGACCGACCCGCAGGTGCTGGAAAAAGCCAATCCAAATATTGGCGTGTCGGTTTATCGCGAATTTTTGTTAAGTCAGCAGCAGCGTGCGAAAAATAACGCCCGTCTGGCAAACGTCTTTAAAACAAAACACCTCAATATCTGGGTGTCGGCACGTTCGGCGTATTTCAACCTGGTGAGCTGGCAGAGCTGCGAGGATAAATCACTGACCCTTGAGCAGTTCGAGGGGCAGCCGTGCATTCTGGCCTTTGACCTGGCGCGTAAGCTGGATATGAACAGCATGGCGCGACTTTATACCCGCGAGATTGACGGTAAAACGCATTACTACAGTGTGGCCCCGCGCTTCTGGGTACCGTATGACACGGTGTACAGCGTCGAGAAAAATGAAGATAGACGGACAGCCGAACGCTTTCAGAAATGGGTGGAAATGGGCGTCCTGACCGTTACCGATGGTGCAGAGGTGGATTATCGCTACATCCTCGAAGAGGCCAAAGCGGCGAACAAAATCAGCCCGGTCAGTGAGTCACCCATCGACCCCTTCGGGGCGACCGGGCTGTCACATGACCTTGCTGATGAAGATCTGAATCCCGTCACTATCGTACAGAACTTCGCCAATATGTCCGATCCGATGAAAGAGCTGGAAGCAGCGATTGAATCGGGACGCTTTCATCATGACGGCAATCCCATCATGACCTGGTGTATCGGCAATGTGGTCGGCAAAAACATGCCTGGTAACGATGATTTAGTGAAGCCCGTCAAGGAGCAGGCGGAAAACAAAATCGATGGTGCGGTTGCACTGATTATGACGATCGGTCGGGCAATGCTCAAAGAACCTGACGATTTCCTCTCATCTCTTGATCCGGACGATGATCTCTTAATTCTATGAAATCACTAATTGCTGATGTTATCGGGCTGACTGGTTTTGGCCTGCTTACGTGCGGAGTTTACCTGCAGTTTGGTATGGCTCCGGCTCTGATTTTGTCCGGTGCTTTACTGCTGGTGGGAGCACTGGTTATGGTCAGAAGGGGGACGCGTGCTGCTTGATGCTCTGTTCAGAAGTAAATCACTGGAGAATCCTTCCACCCCGATAACCGGGGATGCCGTTGATACTGATGGGCTGTTCCGGGCAGACGTTTATGTCAGTCCTGAAACTGCGATGAAACTGGCTGCGGTGTATTCCTGTATCTATGTCCTGTCTTCCAGCCTTGCCCAGATGCCGTTGCATGTTATGCGCAGGCACAATGGGAAGGTTGAGCCCGCACGCGATCATCCGGCGTTTTATCTGGTTCATGATGAGCCCAATACCTGGCAAACCAGTTACAAATGGCGCGAACTGAAGCAACGTCACATCCTTGGCTGGGGGAATGGGTATACCTGGGTGAAACGTAATCGTCGCGGTGAAGTCATATCCCTGGATTGCTGTATGCCGTGGGAAACGACGCTGATGAATACTGGTGGCCGATACACCTACGGTTTGTACAACGAATATGGAGCGTTTGCGATCAGCCCCGACGATATGATCCACATCCGAGCGCTGGGTAATAATCAGAAGATGGGGCTGAGTCCGATTATGCAACATGCCGAAACAATAGGCATGGGGATGAGCGGTCAGAAGTACACAGAAAGCTTCTTCAGCGGTAATGCCCGTCCGGCGGGGATAGTATCCGTTAAAAGCGGACTCAATAAGGAAAGCTGGGGCTGGCTTAAAGAACAGTGGCAGAAGGCATCGCAGGCGTTACGCCGCCAGGAAAACAAAACCATGCTGCTGCCAGCCGATCTGGATTACAAGGCACTGACTGTGTCGCCAGTTGACGCTCAGATCATTGACATGATGAAGCTGAACCGTTCAATGATCGCCGGTATTTTCAATATTCCTGCGCACATGATTAATGACCTCGAAAAAGCCACCTTCTCCAATATTTCTGCGCAGGCGATTCAGTTTGTCCGCTACACGATGATGCCGTGGGTGACGAACTGGGAGCAGGAGCTTAACCGTCGCTTGTTTACCCGCGCTGAGTTAGCCGCCGGGTATTACGTCAGGTTCAATCTGACGGGGCTTTTACGCGGAACTCCGCAGGAGCGCGCGCAATTCTATCACTTCGCTATTACCGATGGATGGATGAGCCGTAATGAGGCCCGCGCATTTGAGGATATGAATCCGGTTGAAGGGCTGGACGAGATGCTGGTAAGCGTGAATGCTGCTAACCCGGCAGGAGATTTTAAGCCCCCAAAAAACGATGAGGGAAAAACCAATGAATGACCGTGAAATCCGTTGTTACAGCGGTGAGGTGCGTGCTGAGCGGCATGACGATAACCCGGCGCACATTATCGGTTATGGATCGGTGTTTGACTGTCGTTCTGAGCTGATATTCGGTTCATTCCGCGAAATCATCCGGCCCGGCGCTTTTGACGATGTGCTTGGTGATGATGTACGCGCACTGTTTAACCACGATCCTAATTTTATTCTTGGGCGTAGTGCAGCAGGCACGCTGAATCTTTCAGTTGATGAGCGCGGATTACGCTATGACATCCAGGCTCCGGAGACACAGACCATTCGTGATCTGGTGCTGGCCCCGATGCAACGTGGAGATATTAACCAGTCATCTTTCGCTTTCCGTGTCGCCCGTGACGGTGAGGAGTGGTATCAGGATGAGGACGGGGTTGTTATTCGCGAGATAACCCGCTTTTCCCGTCTGCTGGATGTCAGTCCTGTGACATATCCTGCCTATCAGGAGGCTGACTCGGCTGTTCGCTCCATGAAAGCATGGCAGGAGGCGCGCAACAGTGGCGCGCTACAGAAAGCCATTAATCAACGTATGGCGCGTGAACGCGTCCTGACCCTTCTTAACGCGTAAAGGAAACATCATGAAACTGCATGAACTGAAACAGAAACGTAATACTATCGCAACTGACATGCGCGCCCTGAATGAAAAAATTGGTGATAACGCATGGACGGAAGAGCAGCGCACTGAGTGGAACAAAGCAAAATCCGAACTGGAAGCGCTTGATGAACGAATTGCACGCGAAGAAGAACTGCGTCGTCAGGATCAGGCGTACATTGAAAGCAATGAGGAAGAGCAGCGTCAGAATCTTGATCCGGAAAACAATCCGCAACAGGATGAGAAACGAGCTCAGGTTTTTGATAAGTGGATGCGTCACGGTGCCAGTGAGCTGACATCAGAAGAACGAAAGGCGTTGCGTGAACTTCGTGCCCAGGGTGTAGCTCAGGATGAAAAGGGCGGATATACCGTACCAGAAACATTCCTGGCGAAAGTTGTTGAGAAGATGAAATCCTACGGTGGCATCGCCAGTGTGGCGCAGATTCTGACCACTTCTGACGGTCGCACTATGGAGTGGGCAACAGCTGATGGTACTTCCGAAGTTGGTGTTCTGCTGGGCGAAAATGAAGAAGCCGGTGAAGAAGACACCGATTTCGGTATGGGAAGTCTTGGGGCGCTCAAAATGACATCGAAAATCATTCGTGTGTCTAATGAGTTGCTGCAGGACAGCGCGATCGATATGGAAGCTTATCTTGCCCGTCGCATTGCTGAACGTATTGGTCGTGGTGAAGCCCGTTATCTGATTCAGGGAACTGGTGCTGGTACGCCTAAACAACCCAAAGGGCTGGTCGCATCTGTGACCGGCACAACACAGACTGCCGCGGCAAATACGGTGAAGTGGCAGGAAATTCTGGCTCTGAAACACAGCATTGATCCTGCATATCGTCGCGGGCCGAAATTCCGCCTGGCGTTTAACGATAATACGCTGAAACTGATCAGTGAGATGGAAGACGGTCAGGGACGCCCTTTATGGTTGCCGGATATTGTTGGTGTGGCACCTGCTTCAGTGTTGAATGTACCGTATGTCATTGATCAGGAAATTGATGATATCGGGGCGGGTAAAAAATTCATGTTCTGTGGTGACTTTGATCGCTTCATTATCCGTCGTGTGCGATACATGATTCTTAAACGTCTGGTTGAGCGTTACGCGGAATATGATCAGACTGGTTTTCTGGCCTTCCATCGTTTTGACTGTATCCTGGAAGACACCTCTGCCATTAAAGCGCTGGTGGGGAAAGGTAGCGTTGGTGGTTGATTAGTCTTTTTACGTAATACAGCACGCCGCGTAATGCGGTTTTTTTGTGCCCGCGTTCTGGCGGGCACAGGAGGTTTTATGCTGTTAAAAATGGAAGAGATTAAGCTTCAGCTCCGTCTGGATGATGATTTCTCTGATGAAGATGAGTTGCTTGAACTGCTTGGTAAGGCCGCTCAGAGTCGTACGGAAAACTTCCTTAACCGTAAGTTGTATGCAACCGCAGATGACAGGCCTGCGGATGATCCTGATGGGCTTGTGATATCTGATGATGTGAAGCTGGCGCTTCTGCTACTTGTCAGCCATTTCTACGAAAACCGCTCAACGGTTACAGACGTTGAGAAAATGGAGTTGCCAATGAGTTTTAACTGGTTGGTTGTTCCTTATCGCCTTATACCACTATGAAAATTCGTCAGGCGCAGACCAGCGCAACCTACATTCTGCCGGACCCCGGCGAACTGAATAAACGCGTCCTGATCCGCCAGCGGGTGGATATGCCCGCGGATAACTTTGGCGTGGAGCCTCAATACCCGGTTGCGTTCCGGGCATGGGCGAAGGTTATCCAGACCAGTGCCACCACCTGGCAGGAAACCGCGCAGACTGGAGACGCCATCACCCATTACATCACCATTCGCTACCGCCGGGGGATCACTGCTGATTATGAGGTGGTCTGTGATGACAGTGTGTACCGGGTGAAACGTCAGCGCGATCTGAACGGGGCGCGGCGCTTTCTGCTGCTGGAGTGTACGGAACTGGGCGAATTTACGCAGAGTCACGGAGGCAGCAATGGCGACTCCCTTTTTTCACGTTGATGTTCAGCAGCCCGCGGAGATGCGCTTTAACCGCGCCCGTGTCCGGCGGGCGTTTGTCACGATTGGGCAGCGTCATATGCGTGATGCCCGTCGGCTGGTGATGCGCCGTGCGCGGTCGGCACCGGGTGAAAACCCCGGTTATCAGACCGGACGCCTGGCTCGTTCGATTGGTTACATGGTGCCGAGAGCTAGTAAAAAGCGAGCCGGTTTTATGACACGCATTGCCCCTAACCAGCGCAACGGGAAGGGGAACCGGATGATCTCTGGTGACTTCTATCCGGCGTTTCTGTTTTTTGGTGTCCGGGGAGGAGCAAAACGTCGTCGTAGTCATCATCGTGGTGCATCCGGTGGCAGCGGCTGGCGGCTGGCTCCACGTAATAACTTTATGGTGGAAACGCTTGAAAAGAACCGCAGCTGGACACGCTATTTTCTGGCGCGGGAATTGCGTAAATCACTGAAGCCGGAGCGACGACACAGATGAAACTGACGCCTGTTATTGCTGCGCTGCGTGCCCGCTGCCCGTATTTTGAAAACCGGGTGGCAGGCGCGGCACAGTTCAAAAATCTGCCGGAGGTCGGAAAGCTGAGACTCCCGGCGGCGTATGTGGTACCGGGTGATGACTCTCCGGGAGAAAACAAAAGCCAGACCGACTACTGGCAGGAGCTGAAAGAGGGCTTCTCCGTGGTTGTCATACTGAGTAACGGGCGTGATGAGCGCGGTCAGTTTGCCTCGTATGATGTGGTGGACGATGTCCGGCAGATGCTCTTTAAGGCTCTGCTGGGCTGGAACCCGGAAGCGTGCGGTAACCCGATTACCTATGACGGCGGCACGCTGCTGGATCTGAATCGTCATGAGCTGATTTATCAGTTCGATTTTTCGGTCATCAGCGAACTGACCGAAGACGATACCCGCCAGCAGGATGACCTGAACAGTCTGGATGAACTGCGAACGCTGGCGATTGATGTTGATTATCTCGATCCCGGTAACGGGCCTGACGGCGATATCGAACATCACACCGAAATAACCCTTCCTTCCTGAGAATCTTCATGTTTGTGAAACCTGTTAAAGGGCGGTCAGTTCCTGACCCTGCCCGCGGCGACCTTTTGCCCGCCGAGGGGCGAAATGTTGATGAGAACAACTACTGGCTGCGCCGTGAAGCAGCGGGTGATATCCGGCGCGTGAATGAAAAGGTGAATACCGATGACGATAAGCTTTAACACCATTCCGTCGAATACGCTGGTTCCGATTTTTTATGCGGAAATGGATAACTCGGCGGCGAATACTGCACAGGACAGCGGAGCATCGCTGCTGATTGGTCATGCCAATAACGGTGCAGAGATTGTTGCCAACAGTCTGGTGCTGATGCCATCGGCAGACTATGCACGCCAGATTTGTGGTGCGGGAAGTCAGCTGGCGCGTATGGTCGAGGCTTATCGCCAGACCGACCCGTTTGGTGAACTGTATGTGATTGCCGTTCCTGAATCCACGGGCGCGGCGGCAACAGTTACGCTGACGGTGACCGGCGCGGCAACCGAAACCGGCACGGTGAATGTTTATGTGGGACGTACCCGCGTGCAGGCACCGGTGACCAACGGCGATAACGTCGCGACGATTGCCAGCAGTATCCAGGATGCCATCAATGCCGTTCCGACCCTGCCGTTTACTGCCTCATCTTCGGCAGGCGTGGTCACACTGACCGCGCGTCATAAGGGGTTTTGCGGGAATGAAATTCCTGTCAGCCTCAATTACTACGGCTTTGGTGGGGGCGAAGTGCTGCCAGCTGGCGTACAGATTGCCGTGGCGACGGGTACCGCCGGAACGGGCGCTCCTGTTCTCACCGGCGCGGTGGCTGCAATGGCGGATGAGCCGTTTGATTATATCGGCCTGCCGTTCAACGACACGGCCTCCGTTAACACGCTGGTGACCGAGATGAACGATACCAGCGGTCGCTGGAGCTATGCGCGTCAGCTGTATGGTCATGTGTATACGGCAAAGATCGGCACGCTGTCAGAACTGGTGACCGCAGGTGACCAGTTTAACCAGCAGCACATTACCCTGGCGGGATACGAAAAAGAGACCCAGACGCCTGCCGACGAGCTGGCGGCAAGCCGTACCGCCCGCGCAGCGGTGTTTATTCGCAACGATCCGGCACGTCCCACGCAGACCGGTGAGCTGGTGGGTATGCTGCCTGCGCCGAAGGGGAAACGGTTCACGATGACCGAACAACAGACCCTGCTGTCTCATGGCGTGGCAACGGCGTATGTCGAAAGCGGGGTACTGCGCATTCAGCGTGATGTCACCACGTACAGGAAAAACGCTTACGGTGTTGCGGATAACAGCTACCTCGACAGCGAGACGCTGCATACCAGCGCGTATGTGCTGCGCAAACTGAAATCCGTCATTACCAGTAAGTACGGGCGTCACAAGCTTGCCAGCGACGGTACCCGCTTTGGTCCCGGTCAGGCGATTGTCACACCGGCGGTGATCAAAGGGGAACTGCTGGCAACCTACCGTCAGCTTGAGCGTGCGGGGATCGTGGAAAACTACGAACTGTTTAAGCAGTACCTGGTTGTGGAGCGTGATGCCAGCGATCCGAACCGCCTGAACACGCTGTTCCCGCCTGACTATGTTAACCAGTTGCGTGTCTTTGCCGTGGTTAACCAGTTCCGTCTTCAGTATTCAGAGGAGTCTGCATAATGGCCCGTATCGGGGGAACCTGTTATTTCAAAATTGACGGTCAGCAGCTATCGCTGACCGGCGGCATTGAGGTGCCCATGAACAGGACGGTCAATGATGACATCATCAGCCTGGACGGTTCAGTGGACCGCAAGGAAACTCACCGTGCGCCTTATGTCAAAGGGACCTTCAAGGTGCCGAAGAATTTTCCGGTGAGCAAAATCACCTCGTCTGATGAGATGACCATCACTGCCGAGCTGGCGAACGGTCAGGTCTATGTATTGTCGTCCGCCTGGCTGCACGGCGAAGCGAACCATAATGCCGAAGAAGGCACGGTTGATCTTGAGTTCCACGGTGAAGAAGGGGATTACCAGTAATGAAAGAGCTTGAGTTAAAGAAACCGATTACCGCTCATGGCGAGACACTCTCCGTACTGGAGTTTGATGAGCCCACCGGGAAGGATGTCCGCGAGCTGGGGTATCCCTACCAGATGAATCAGGATGAGTCAGTCAAACTTCTGGCGCATGTGGTGTCGAAATACATTGTGCGGCTGGCGAAAGTGCCGCAAAGCTCTGTCGACCAGATGTCTCCGGCAGACCTGAATGCAGCGGCGTGGCTTGTGGCTGGTTTTTTCCTCCAGGCCTGACGGCTGAATACCTCACTGATCGCTTCTTTGACTGCGCCAGCTACTGGCGCATTAATCCTTTCGAATTGCTGAATATGCCGATCAGTGAAATTCCCTTACTGGTCAGTCAGGCAAACAGGATAGAGCAGGAGAAACGCACACATGGCTGAATTTGAGCTTAAGGCGTTGATCACCGGTGTCGACAGGCTTTCTCCCGCGCTGTCGAAAATGCAAAAGAAAATCCGGGGATTTAAACGCCAGGCGGAAGAAGCGTCACAGGGTGGGCTGGCGCTTGGTGGCGGACTGGCAGCGGGTCTGACGCTTTCCCTGAAATCTTATGCCGATCAGGAAAACGCCGCCACCGGGCTGAAAGTCGCCATGATGGATGCGAACGGCGAGGTTGGAAAGAGCTTTCAGGACATCAATAAACTGGCTATTGGCCTGGGTAACCAGCTACCTGGTACAACGGCTGATTTCCAGAACATGATGCAGATGCTGGTGCGTCAGGGGATCCCGGCAGAAAACATTCTGGGTGGTGTGGGTAAAGCGACAGCTTATCTTGCGGTACAACTGAAAAAAACACCGGAAGCGGCTGCTGAGTTTGCTGCAAAGATGCAGGATGCTACCGGAACGGCGTCAGAAGACATGATGGGGCTGTTCGACACTATCCAGAAGGCGTTTTATCTGGGCGTTGACGATACCAACATGTTGTCCTTCTTCACTAAAACCAGTTCTGTTCTGAAGATGGTGAACAAGGATGGTCTTCAGGCTGCGCAGAGCCTTGCCCCCATCAGCGTCATGATGGATCAGATGGGGATGAACGGGGAGTCGGCAGGTAATGCCCTGCGAAAAGTTATCCAGTCCGGATTAAGCGTTAAGAAAATCAGGGACGTTAATAAAGTTATGGCCCGCCAGAAACTCGGGGTACAGCTCGATTTTACTGACGGCAAAGGAAGTTTTGGCGGTCTTGATAACATGTTCAGGCAACTGGCAAAGCTGCGAAAACTGACCGACGTTAAGCGAACAGGTGTACTTAAGGCAATATTTGGTGATGATGCCGAAACCCTTCAGGTGGTCAATGCACTAATCGATAAAGGAAAGGATGGCTACGATCAGATCCAGCAGAAGATGAATAAACAGGCCAGCCTGAATAAACGTGTTCAGGCACAGCTTGGTACGCTGTCCAACCTGTGGGAGGCAATGACAGGGACCGCAACTAACGGCCTTGCGGCTATTGGCGGCGCATTTTCTGGTGACGCTAAAAATATCACACAATGGCTGGGGGAGTTGGGGGAGAAATTCACGAAGTTTGCGGATGAAAATCCCCGGGTTATTCGCGGCGTCGTCGGGCTTGCTGCCGGTCTTGCGATTCTGAAACTGGGATTGATGGGCGTGGGCAGTGCCATCAGTATTGTCAGCAGGATTATGTCGATGACGCCGATTGGCATGATTGCGACGGCGATTGCTCTGGCTGCGGGATTAATTATCACTAACTGGGATGTTGTCGGACCTTATTTCAAGAAGCTCTGGGAAACCATTGGTCCTTATTTTGAGGCAGGTTGGGAACTTCTGAAGAAGGTTTTTGCCTGGTCGCCGCTGGGGATGGTGATCAATAACTGGGGACCGGTTGTTAAGTGGTTTCAGGATATGTGGGACAAGCTGAAGCCAATTATTGAGTGGTTTACCGACAGTTCCGGTGACACGGTCGATGCCATTAACTCTGCGCAGTGGGGCGCGGGTGCTTATGATGCTTATGGGACGGGAATACCGGCGCGGGGATACACACCTTATCCGGCGGTGGATCCGGCTCAGTCAAACAACGCCTCCGATGCCACAGGCTCGAATCCCTTCATGATTAACAAAGCTTCTGTGCCAAAAGTTGATGGTGAGATCAAGGTATCTTTTGTGAATTCGCCTCCGGGTATGCGGGTTATGGAAACGCGATCCAGCGGTTTTGATGTCAGCCATGATGTTGGCTATACGCGGTTCAGGTAGTGTACAAAATGATTAATGTGTTTTTGTCTGGCATAATTTGGGTTTTCAGATTTAAGTAGTTAATATAATCATTCCTTACAAATGATTGAAGGGATGATTATGCGTATCTTTGTTTTTTTTATATCTGCACTTTTATCTTTTAACTTGGCTGCGGAAGAGTGTAAGTTCAGCTTTAATGAGTCAGAATTAATCTCTTCTATAGGTATTGCACCAGTTAAGCAAGAGATAATAAAGGATGAAGGAATAACTAAGCGGCAATATGAATTCAGAAGAGAATTATCTTCTGAAGAAATGCTTAGTGATGACGCTGATGAAAAATATGAGCCGCAGTTTTATATATCTGTTTATAATCCATCATGCCCACAAAAGGTTATTGTTTGGTTTTTCAAAGACAATAAAAACACAATGGGTTTAAGTAATGAGGTCCTTGCTGGTAGAGCATTCAAGTATTTAACTGGTGTTAATGAAAGTATTTTTGAAAATAAAATGAAAAAGTTTTTAAAGGTACAGTCATTTGAATCTTTTGATGAAAGGACAGATTCTAAATTTATAAAAAGTGGTGATATTTATTCCATTGATGTTCAACTCAGATAGTAATTAAAAATATTAGGTTCCCGCCACATCTTCTGCGATGTAAATAACTGACAAAGCAGATTTGGCGGGTTTTTTATATCCGGAGTTTATATGACGTGGAAAGACAGGCTTCAGGATGCGTCATTTCGCGGCGTACCGTTTAAGGTTGAAGAAGAAAGTGCGGGAACCGGTCGCCGTGTGGAAACACACGAATATCCGAACCGCGACAAGCCCTATACCGAAGATCTGGGAAAAGTCACTTTCCGCCCGTCCATCACAGCTTATGTGGTGGGAGATGACTGCTTTGACCAGCGCGATCGCCTGATTGAAGCGCTGAATAAACCCGGTCCCGGCACGCTTGTCCACCCGACATATGGTGAGCTGAAAGTCTGTGTTGACGGGGAAGTTCGGGTCAGCACATCGAAAAGTGAAGGGCGTATTGTCCGCTTTGACCTGAAGTTTGTCGAAGCAGGAGAACTCTCTTACCCCACATCAGGTGCGGCGACGGCGCAGACGCTGATGTC